GTCCTCCTGAAGAAAAAGATGAGCATTTCCTACCGAGAATCAACAAATAATAGATACTCTGATGAGGCTTCTATTAGCCGAAACACTACGCAAGTAGTGTCAGTATCATAAGATACCAATTAACACCAACAACATGAAATTAGATACACAAATTCAACAGATACAGATTAAGGAGGTATCATCCTTAATGAGAAAGATTGCTAATCAAGTAGGTAAATCAACGGGAGGTTACTATAATGATAGTATAATCTGTACTGATGATTCAAGCTATATATGGGATGAGTTTGCTTATGCAAATGGAATAATGGATGCTGATGGATACTACTTAAAGGAGGAGAGTATGGTTTATAGTGTTGAGATAGGACTTCAAAATAAGGTTACTATCAAGGACTTAAAAGAAACATTATCATCAATTACTAAGATGGTAAAGGTTGAATTACTAATGGAGGAAATAAAAAGATAATTATGAAATATGCAAGATGTTGCTCGGTAACGGGAGAGGGAATGAATGATGGTTATGTATTCAATGACAATGAATATATCAAGCATAAGAAGGACTTAATTAAGCTACTCAGGAGTAAGGATTGGACTGCTGAAGATGAAGAGGGAAACGATATACCTCTAAGTTTATTAGATGATGATGGACTACTTGAATGGGCTTACAATGATGAAATTTACTATTGGACTGAATGGGAATGTCCTGAAGACTATGAGTATGAGGAGATTAACGGAATATTAACTGAAATATAATAGATATGATAAGAATGAAATTAAGATGGTTAACATATGATATGTTAATGGAGATATTTTTAGGACAAGTACATATGCCTAATGGAGGAGATAGTATGAGATTAGTGTATGATAAAGATAGTCTTATTAGGTACAAGCAACAGATCCTAAATAAATATGGAGATGTCATCATCAAATTAGATAATAGTAAGGATGTAAAATGGTTTGATAAGGTAGAGATAGATTGTTCTGAATTTAGAGAAAGACAAAGGATAATAGGTAAAGGTATAATGAATGCCTTAAATAGATAAATTGTGTGTTGGACACCATTTGCCTTGCTACGAAAGTAGTGAGGTTTTGGTGGTACAAGGAGTCAACAGTTGATTCCTAAAATTTAAAGCACACAAAATGAAAGTATTTAACGATGTATACGAGGTTGAGATACCACAAGAACAAGATAAGCAAATTAAGGAGATGCAATCAATAGTTAATAAGATTTCAAAGGCATTGCACAAAGGTACTGGAGGATACTACAATGATTCTTTAATTGAGATAGAGGCAATATGTGGAGAAATTATTGGGGAGTTTTGGTATAACAATGATGGAGATGATATTATGCCAAAGTATAGTGATGAGATAAGTAAAGAGAATGATAAATCAATATTAATATTAAATGTGCAATTAACATCCATCAAAGAGCTGGTAAAGATTGAGCGATGGATGGAATGGCAATTATTTTGTGATGACTACCGATAAGTGTAAATAAGTTGTATAAAACTTGTGTAATAAATATATATTACTTATCTTTGCAAACGAATTAATAATCAAATTTAAATAAACAATGAAAGCAATAAAAAGAAACCAAATGATGAATTGGTTATCAAAACATCAAGAGTTTGTAGGTACATCAGAAGACTTTAGCGGAGGCACTGGAGGTATACACTTATGTGGAGAATCTATGGAGGAGTATAAAGGAGAGGTAATATATGACTACTATTCTGAGGATCATAATAACAGAGTATTTGGAGTACTTAATAAATGGGAAGAAGAGTTAAAGAAAAGAGGATGGTACTCTGAGTGGTATGATGCTGGTACTGTAATGATTAATTTAATATAAATAAGATGAAAAATAACAAATTACAAGAATTCTTAATCCAAGAGATTGAGAAACTTAAAAAATCTAAGGGTAAGCATAATGCTACAATAGATAAAAATATTGATAATGTTATCAAAGACTGGACACTTAGCTTAAAGAAAGCTATTAAAATTAACGATGGACTAAAAATAAAATAATGGAAAGAGAAATTGCAGTAAACCAAATTATAGTACCAGCATACTATATGAGAAATAAAGATGGTAGTATAACTTATGACTTTGAAATGATGGCTGAAGAGTTTGAAAATGAATTATCTAAATTAGATGATAGTGTAGTAATAATGTGTTCAGTAGAAACTAAATAAAATGATAGTAAAAATACAACAAAGAAGTGTGTACCACAAGTTTACAGAGATAGAAATTGAAGTTCCTAATGATGTTGAACAAGATGATATGATGGATTGGATAAATGATAACGAGCAATTATGGGCTGACCAAATGGATGCAAAGTATACATTCTCAAAAGTAGAGTTTGGAAGTGGGGTAGATGATTATGATGGAATGAATGAAACTGAAATGGATAGTGAATGGAGATTTCAATGTCCCGTTGATGAAGATGGTCATTCATATGGAGGACACTTATAAATATATTATGCAAACTAAATTACAAGGATTACATAAAGAGTTGAAAAATATTAAGGCAAGGAAAATAGAGATGTATGGGAATTACAACGAAACCCATAAAAAAAGGGACTTAGAAGATTGTCTTGCTTCAATAGAGAGAGAAGAGAATTCGGTAAGAGGGTATTATGATGATGATGATGATAATGACTATCATCAAGCCAGTATAAATTAAAATTAAATAAAATGGGATATAGAAGCAAAGTAATTATAGGAGTAAAAACTGGAGATTTGTCAAAAGAATTTGATAAAATACTAAGGAAACATGAAATTGACGTAAACAAAACAGATGGAGATTACCTACATGTACATGAAGACCCAAATGATAAAACCTTTTATACATTCAATTACATTCAATGGTACGATTCAGATGATTGGTGTAAAGAGATTATGAATTGGTTAGAGAAACAAGATTCTAAAGGATGTAATAAAGATCCTTTCGGTAAGGATACTGTATTTTGTGTAGGACTTGGAGAAGATGGGCAGACACATTCCGAGATAGGAATGTACTGGGAATATGTAGAGCAAATTAGTGAAATTAACTTAATAGATTAAATAAAATGGAGAAAATTAAAATATATAAAAAGATATTATTAGAGAAATTAAAGCCAAATCCTAATAAAAAAATCATACAAAAACTACAACAAATGGCAGATTACATTAAAAAAATAAAGAAATGAAGACAATAAAATTTAAAGGAACTAAGGATCAAATAGAAAATTTAGAGGAATTATTTAAATTCGGTAGTAATGATTTACCTATTAAAGTTTCAGATAATGATAATATTAATATACCAAACTATTACATTGGATCGGTCTATGGTTATGAGGCAAGGAAAGTAATTGAGGATTGGAATTTATCATACAATATAGGTACTGCCACCAGCTATTTACTAAGGTGTGGAAAGAAATTTGAACAAGGGATGGATAATAAGGCTAAGCACATTGAGGACATTGAGAAAGCCATTAATCATCTTAGGTTTGAGATAGATAAATTAAATAATTTAAAATAAATTGAACAAAATTTGGTAAAGTAATACTAAAGTATTATCTTAGCCACCTAAATAAATTTAATATTAAGTGTAGTAGGGATTGGAAGGAATATCAATAGAATGGCTAACGAGATTTAGACTACTGCACTTGATATTATATAATTAAATTAAATATGAAAAAAGATATTTTTGATGGTTATGCAATAGCAATAGCCAAGCAGTTTCATCTGACAATGGATCAGATGTTTGATAAAACAAAGAAGAGGGAGATAGTAGATGCAAGACAAATGCTATACTATTTATGTATGGAGAGACCAATTAGAATTTCATACATCCAAAGATTCATGGAGGAACAAGGACACTCAGTTGCTCACTCTACTATCATACATGGATATAAGAAAGCTAAAGAACTTATTGATAGCGACCAAGACTTTAAAGATGTGGTAAATAAATTACAAGATGCATAGTATAGAGGATATATATTCTCAAGCATTAAGTGATTATAAAGCCATTCACTCACAAAATAGTATTATAAATTATGGAGTTAAGATTCAGAAATTTGACTCTGATATTCAGATACTAAATTGTAGTAGAAATGGAGATTACTTCCAAGACTGCAATGAAGATGAGTATGATTTATTTTTCATTCATGGATGGATCAAAGGAGGCTTAAGATTATCAATGATGAATT